GTCAGATTCTTCTTCTGACTCATCATCAAAATCATCATCAGATTCGTCTTCATCAGAATCTTCAGATGTATCTCCAGTAAAAGTTGCTAAGGTAAGAGATGCGACGTTATCTTCTAAAGCTGCAAGACGGTTTAGAATTTCTGTGATTGTTTCGTCTAATCTATCTATATCATTCATTTTTGAAGCTCCTTAATGAATTGCATAATAAATAATTCGCACAAAGTTATTTAGAAATTCATTATTAAAGTTTTATTAAAAACAAAAAAATATTTTTTATTTTAACGTAGTAAATATATCTAATACTTTGTTTACATACTTAGAGCGCTCCATGACGAAAGTCTGGGGCGCAAATTCATCATCAACAGCTATAACAATGGCGATTTGAGGGACTGAAATTTTATACATCCATTCAAACATCATCGAATAAACTGTAGATTGAATAAAGTAACTTTCAATCCATTCTTCTTTTTTTAATTTACGAGAAGTTTTAAAATCTATAATAGATAAAACACCATCATATTCAGCTACAAGATCAGTGCGCCCTGCGCATCCAAGAGCTTTAGAATATAAAGGTAATTCAATTCCCATAATATTATCAACATGAGCATCTAGAACTTGTTTAATAGAGTCGAACGTTGCTCTGTTAATAGGCATTTGGTCTCTGTATATATCTTCCTCATTCAGGACATATCTTTCAGCTATCTTGTGAATAGAAGTTCCTCGACGTGCTGCTTGAGTGGAGATACGATTGGCTTCTTCTTCGCCTATCTTTTTTCTCCACTCGAGTAAAGCTGTCTTATCTGTTTTTTCAGAGATGATAGTTGTTACTGATTTTAGTTTTGTTAAACCATCGGGCAGGACGTAGTGTCGCTGCCCGTTAATAGTTTCAGTGTTCAGTTCAACGAACGGAACTAAATTGTGTTTAAACTTTTTCAAATATCACCTAGAATACTAAATTTAAATTATCTTTTTCTATAATATAATTTTTGACTAAAGAGCTACGTACAATATCTTCTCTTTTAAAATCAATAAACTCAAAACTTTTCATACGTTTAATAATTCTTGTAAAGTCAAGTAACCCATTTTTATCTTGATCTCTTGTAAAATCAGACTGCCTGAAGTCACCGCAAAACATAATTTTACAATTTCTACCAATTCTGGTTACAACTGAATCTAATTCATGACCAGTCATATTCGCTATCTCGTCAACGATAATGATACAATCATTAAGAGTAATACCGCGTATGAAAGAAGTACTGGTGAATTCAATAACATTCTTTTGTTTAAGATATTCATAGGAATCGCCTCTACCAAATAACTCTGAACAGATAGCATAATATGGCGCTTCATAAACTTTAGTTTTTTCTTTGGAACTACCAGGCAAGAATCCCATATCTCTTGTAGGAACAACAGATCTTACAATTATAAGCCTTTTATAATTTGTATTTTCGGCAAGAACTGTTTTTAATCCTAGATACATGGAAATGAAACTCTTACCAGTTCCTGCTATTCCATGTAGCATCAAGTTTTTACCTTGAGAAAAAGCTTCAAATGATAATTTTTGATTATCAGTTAATGGCTCTATGTTCTTTAAAACAAAATTAAGTTTTTCAGTTGTTGGAACATTTATGCCTGTTTGCTTTAGGACTCTTTTTTCTTTTCTTGTTAATCTTCTGGATTCCATTTTATGCTTTCTAAAATGTGTTAATAGTACTCCGAGCTATTCCTTTAGAATTTCTTTTCTTCATATCTTTTAACAGATCACGAAAACCATTGTCTGGTTTGCCCATACCTCTGCCTGAAGAAATCATAGGAGCGCCATTAACTAATTGAACAATATGCGTATTTTCTTCCAAATACTTTTCCATAGCAGAAATTGTCATAAACTCTATGAACTCTTTTTTAGTTTTAGTATCTAAGAATTTATATGTTGGCATTATTTCCTACCGTTGGTTAAATATTTCATCATCCCAGATTTCATCTTCAATGTCAATTGGGTCTAGACCCTCATCATCATTTTCTATAAGAGCAGGAATGTCTTTCATACGTAAAGCTCTTTCTACTCTTTTTTCTTTTCGTTTATTAATAAAACTTTTAGCATTGTAAGAAGATTCTTCTTCGTCTTCATAAGAGTAATCGTTCTTACGAAATTTTTTAATTTGCTGCTTGCTCATTGATTAGCCCTGGAAGTCCTTCTGTTACATGTTGGAAAGTGATACCCTTTAAAGGTTTTTTATCTTTAATTTGGCATAAAAGTTCGGCGTCTTTTGGAGCAACATTTTCCAAAAGTTGAACAAACATTGTTTCTCTTTTAAGCTGTGGTAAATCATGGTGAAACCCTTTAATATAGTAACGAAGCTTGTCGCAATTTTTAATTAAAATATGCTCCTGGTCTACAAGATCATTTGGCTTATATGGTGGGGTACCAGGTGGAAGAAGCCAAACAACATTAGGATCATAACCGCCCTGTAAAATAATACGCAAGGGCAAACTATCATTGGCTCTAATAGCATCAATTTTTTCTTGTGTTCTTTTAAGCTTTCCTACTTTTTCTAGGAATTCTGCCAACCCGATTACCATTAAAACTCTCCAATATGTTCCATTAAGTTTTTCAATTTATTAACTATGAAATAATTCATCAACTTATTTCTGTTTTTATTTTTTTGTAAATCATAAGATTCGATTACCTTATTATATATCTCATCTGGAACAAAATCCAAATCTATCAACCGTTTATTTCGCCAATAGTTTTTATATAAAGGATGATCGAACGTATCATCTATTCCTAATTCGATAAGAGCATCAATTTTCTTTTGAGTCAATGGTTTCTGACGTTCGCCAACAACAAAACAATTGTCATTAGAAAGTACGTTAGGTACACCATCACCAGAATCGCCCTTTAGGACATGTTCGATACAATATTTATTCGGATCATTATGAGTTATCCATTTTTTGCGAGTAGGATCATATTGCTTAACATTATTGAAACGATGCAACTGAATGAAATCTTTATCGCCAGAAAGAATTAATATCTTTTCAGTTGAATTAAATTCTTTAACAAGAGTGCTGATGACATCGTCAGCTTCAGCTGATTCAATATCAATAACTTTATAAGGGAAAAACTCTTTAAGCTCTGCACGAATTTTATTCATGCAATCGAAGATAGATTTCCAGTCGAGCTCTGACTTTTCTTGGTTCTTCTTACGATTGGCTTTATAGTAGGGGAAAATCTGTTTGCGCCAGTAATTAGTATTGTCGCAAGCAATAATTATGTCGCCATACTCGGAACTAAACTTTTGGTTGTATGAGCGAATACCATTCAAAACCATATGCCGAACCATGTTTTCTTCGACTTGCGCATTCGTATGGTTGCCCAACTGCATCATCAAATTAGAAAGCATGACTTGACTCAAGTCAACTATAATCACATATCACCTTTAGATGTTAGATTCATTTTTCAGATTTAAGTTTAAATTATCAACGATTCTCAGAGCACCATCTTCTTCCAAGTCTGGAATAAAAACATTTTCTGAAATCTGTTGAAATGGATGAAACATATTATAATGTTTGCACATTATAGATCTTAATGCTTCTATTAGAAAAGCTCCTTCTTTAATATTCTCATCTTCATCATCAGATACAGTAAATCCAGATACTTCTAATTGATTGAAAATAATTGGAGCTATATTAGCGATCGTTTCTTGAATGTGGTAATGTTTAGCCATATTCAAATTATTTTGAACATCTTCTAATGTCACATTTTTAGGATCTTTAATATTTTTTCTTGGAAACATTACAACGTTGTTTAAATTTTCATCTGTTTCAAGCATTTAATTTATTATACCTCTAAACGGGTAAATTGTCAAGTTATAATTATATTTAGGTCAATTAGTCCTGTAAACAAACTGTTTCTTTGGTTTACCGCGAGATTCAATAGTAGGATATTGTTTTAATAAATTATTAAGCATATTAGTCCATTGAGCTTTTACTCGTTCAATATTAAATCGGCTATCTACATATGTTTTATTGAAAGAAACCATTTGTTCATGCTCATTTTTTCTAACAATATCAATAGCTGCAGAAAGATGCTGGGCAAAAATATTAGCATGGTTTACTTTATTTAAATAATCACCCTGATACATAATATTTAAACCACCAGAAGTTTCGGATAGAGCTCCAAAATTTGGATGTACACAAAGAAGCCCTGCGCTCATAGCTTCAATCATTGCTCGACAAGCTGTTTCCATCCAAATAGATGGATAAGCAAAAATGTGAGCAGTTGTTAGATGTTTCTGTAATTCATCATTGGGAACAAATCCATGATAAGTCATCTGGGGATGATTGGAGATCTCGTCATAAAGAGGCTGGAAAATTGTATCTGAGTCTTCCCAACCATAAATTTTAAAACTAGAAAATACATCTAGATGTATGTCTGGATTAGTTTCTGCAAGTTTTTTGAATACAGGAACAAGAATTTCTAATCCACGTTGTGGGGTGGAGGTGTACACAAGGCGGATCTTGTCTTTAGGTTTTGATTCAAAAACATTAGTTGAGGCAGGATCAATACCATGTTCTAATACTATTGATTTTGAATCATAAGGAAACCCATGAATAAGCTGGAAACGACTATATTGCCAATTGCTTATATAAACAAATTTATGAAAGTTTTCTTTAAAACTATCCTCTTGAAACTTTTTACATTCAGGATCTTCTGGAAGATCGTGACTCCAGAAAATTCGAATTTTGTCCATCTCAAGTTCGCGTGGACGTGAACATATAATTTGAAATTGATTCAAAAGTTCCGGATCAATAAGGTTGGCTAACTTACGTTTAGCTAATTCTGTACCACCAAAAGCTTTTTCTGAAATTTCGTTTTCTTCAAATCCACTCATAACAAATCCTTTATTTTTACGCCTGACGTGTCAAGTACGAAGGGCGAATTGATGTTGCTTTAAAATATTCCCTAACGAGATTAATGACGACCTGATCATCAAATTCCTTACAACTAAAAACATCAAGATACATTGTATCATTTTCATTAACAAAATGCGCGCAGATGTTTGAAGTTTCAATCAACTGGACAAGCGTGTATCCAGCTTTGTTGCCTGATCCAAAATCGACGATCTGTGGCTCACCATAGGCTACCATATCAATATCGCGTACAAGCTGCTTTGTGAAGTTGTGAATATTATAATAGCTGGTAATAGCTTCATGTGAACAGCCAGCGCAGTCGAGAATTAGATGATAACCCCAGTATGCCATTTCATTAAGTCTCCTTGTAATCTATTTTGTTAATCCAGTTGAGTTTATTTTTTTCATTCCATTCTTTAAGATAGTCGTTGTCTTCGTCAAACATCCTAAGATATTCCTCTTTATTTATTTCACGATGAGAAACGATAACTGTACCTAGATGTTCCTGACTAAACTCTTTAAAGTCGGCATTACCTTCTTTAATAACAACTTCATCAAGCGCATGATCAATATTTTCTTCTACTTCTACAGCATATCTAATACGATATTGAGATAGAACTTCTACCATAACAATTTTTTTCATAAATATTTTTCCGTAACATCTTCAATGTAACTGACAGAGTCGACTCTAAAAGATCTCCATGCCATCTTTTGAACATCCCAAGCTGCAATCACTTCTGGATTTTCCTTATGAAAAGTATTTTCTTTTGTTTGTTCCTCAATGTATGATGGAGGAAGAATATCAGGACGTAAAGAACAACGCATAATTCTATTTTCACCATTCATCTTAGTAAAAGTAACCTCAATGACATTTTGCCTCAAATCTTTTAAAATTGTATCACGATTAAACATATTATAATCCTTCATTAAGTAGTTTTTGTGTGTTTTTAACTTCTTCATTCAATTGGTGTTGCAGTTGATCATATCCACCAATATAGAATCCATCTACTACGATTACTGGAAAAGAACGAGCTTCAGAATATTTTTCTAGCAAAATTTCTCTGGTAAAATCTACATCAAGTTTATACTCAACAAATGGAATTTGTCGATTTCTCAACATAGTTTTTGTTCTTTCGCAAAAAACACAATTATCTTTTGAATAAATTTCGATCATGATAGTCTACTTTCCCAGTAAGCTTCTACGTCTAATGGATCATTGGCATCATAACCAGCCATAAACATATCGAATCTTACCAGTTTTTCCAACTCACTAAAACACATATAAAACATTTTATACTCCTTATATTCCTATTATATATTATAGCTGATTATTAGTCAAGCTAATATATATGCCATAAACATACATAACAGAAACAATTAATTGAATCGTTATTAGAGAATATTTTTTCCACATTACTCCAAGAAACATCCATAGGAAATTTCCTAACATACAAACATACAAATTTATTGGATACATGTTAAGAGAAGTAAACATAACACCAACTAATAGAACTGCTGTTGCTGTCCATTCTAAGATAAATTCTTTATTGATCACTTAATTCTCACATAACTAGCCTTTACTTGTTTCTTCTCAAAAATTTCGAATCCATTTTCAAGAAGAAACTTTTCGACATTATCGTGATCATACATCCAAATATCGTCATAGACAAACATTGTTCCTATATTTGTTCTACTAATAAAGAATTTTGTTTCCTCTTCAATAGCTTCAGTTGTATGTGGACCATCGAAAAACACAAAGGCATACTTATCTTCTATCTTTTTTACTTCATCGTATACTGGAACACCATCTGCATATCTCTTGAAAAATTCAGAATCTTCTAAACAGAAGAAAATGAAATTAGAAATACGCTGATATGCATAAAAATAGAGAGATGGAATAATTCGATTACGCATGTTGTTATCGTAATCAAGCTTAATGGCCTTGGTAATTTCTGTTGAATTAGGATCTCCTTCAATCTTAACTTCCGGATTATGCACAGAAAGGCTTCTGTTAGTTTGGACATAATCAATGTTGCCATAAGGATCAATACACACCATAGTACGGTTAGTATCACCTTTTGCTACCAATGCATCAATAATAATCTTGGCAGAACCACCGCGCCGAGAACCAATTTCAACTATTGCGCCATCAACTCCTTTGATGTTAGCAGCTGCATTATTTAAAATCTCATATTCCTGAGAGTCTACGCTGAATACTTCTTCATCACTAAATCTTATAATAGCCATTTTATTTCATCCTTTATTTAAACATCAAATCTTTCAACTGTATAATTAATCATTTCCGATTGATCTACTTCTTTATAGTAAAATCTATCAAATGGATCTGAATTTGTTTTACCAATTGGCATTGAATTAAACGCCAACACTGTTCTAACAGAGTTAGTTCTATTTGGGCTTGTATCATGTGTCTGCCAGCCAGGAAAAATTACCAATGTTCCTTCTTCAAACATAGTAGTTTCTGAATGTTTCATTGCAGTTTCTGGTTGTACTTTTAATTTAGCTGGTATAATAATATTGTTATAATGGTGCATTGGATAAAAGTTAGTACCAGGAGTATTGTTTTCTCCATCAAGATAATATACACCAGCCAATAAAGTATTACCATGACTGTGTCTATGATGATTACCACCCTTTGGTTGTCTAGTAGACCACATACCTGTTAATTGATATGAAGGAACAAACCCAAGCGATTGATAAGCAAACGATAAGCTATCATTTATAAAATCAACAATAGGTTCAAAAACTTTTTCCATATGAAGATTTGGATGAGAAAATTTTAATCCCTTTGTTCGAGTATTCATTTTAAACACTTCTGGATCATTAAGGAAAGATAAAAACTTTTCCTTGTATTTCTCATGATCCTGAAATTTTGTTTTGAATATAGGCGTTCCAAATATTTGTCTGTATTGCATAATATAAACCTTAAATTAACTACACGTTTGAAGTTCTGTATCCTAATACTTTACTGACTGGGAAGTAACCTATTTGAACACCATGGTCTGTATTACCACCAAGCACCTTTACATACTTAGTGCCATTCCATGTCTCATATCCTTGGAAGAACCCAACATGACCAGTTGACTTGCTTCTACCTCTGGCAAGAACAACAATATCACCATCGTTTGGATTCCAAGTTTTCTTACCCCATGCCAAGAAACTACGAGCCTGTAAGCTGTTTGTAGTTTCATAACCAATTCTATTGAGAATTGCATTAGCAAATGCAGCACACCAAGGAATACGAGTTGGATCAATTGGTGGTACTGAGTTTTGAGCAAATAAAGATCTTAGCTCCTGCTTGTTTATACGAGCATCTTTACCTTCCCACTTTCTTGCCTCTACCAATGTCTTTGGCCCACAAATCCAGCAAGATTGAGCTGGAGCAGCTGCAACAACAGTTTGTTTTGTCTTTGACTGCTTAGCAACTTTCGTATTTTTCTTTGTTGGAGCAATCTCTTCTTGCTCAATAATCTCTTCGATTGTTTCTGGCTTTTGTCTAAGCTTATCATTCATAAAGAAACCAGATGGTGTTTCTTCATCATATAATAAAACAGGTGCAGCTGCAACGATAGCTGGTACTACAACTTTCTTAGCAGTAACTTTCTTCTTAGCTTTTTTTGATTTCTTTTTAACCAGAACTTGCTCTGTCTGCTTTGGTTTTGCATTTACGGTTTCAATACTTGCAGTTAATGCAAACACTGAAACAGTTGCTGCTAACAAAAACTTAATCATTTTTTTCTCCTATCAAGAACTTCGATAATCAGCTTGGCTTGCCCAGAATGGAAAAAACCTAATGCCTGAGCTGCTCCACGCGATACATCTAATTCTTTACCTTTGACAAATGGTCCTCTATCATTTACGATAGCTTCAATAGT